GTTATACTACGACCCAATTCAAAGTGACAGCTATACCCACAGTTGAAGCAATTGTATGTCCAACTATTTTCATCTACAAATTTTATTCCACCGCGCATTCTACGGTCATTCTTATGCCCGCGCTTATCACAACAAATGGCATTAAAGCTGTGCCAGCCACCCATTGTTGTTTTCTTTTTACCAGGAATAATGGACAATATGTCGAACATGTTACTAGTATAACATATTTTCAGTACAAAAGCAAACTGCTTTGGCTTATCTTGTGTAGATATGGGTTGCGTCGCCAGCTGTACTTACGAACTTGAAACGCATGTATGGGTGAAATCCAATGATATTAAAATTATCACATTCAGTCTGTTCAGTATAAGTGGTTGGTACTCCAATATCATACCAATCAGTATCTGCCACAGCAGAACCCTGGACTTGCACTGTTCCTGAATAGTTTTCAAAGTAAACTTGTGCAGTTACATTGAATCCTTCTCTAGCAGAGAAAATACTACTATAGTAAGTTACTGCATTACCGTTCATAGTCGGGAGCTGATGGTTAGGAATGTTGATTAGATTAGAAGGGGTAAAGTTTGGCATCACTCCGTCTATAACTTGAATCTTACCCCTGACACCTGAATTCTGATCCACAAACACAGGTAAATCTGTTGTACCATCAGACATTTCAATAGTGTAATGACAGAATTGAGAATCGATACCTAGCAAATCAGTAGAAATAGTTTCTAACTGTACGATTCCGTTTAATGCAACAACTGTAGTTAACGCTTTACTAAATAGTAGTTTAGTTTCGTCATCGTTTATAATTCTAAAAGATAACTCTTTACCGGTTACGTTGATAGGTTTTTGATCCTGATTAATCAGTTGGAATTGAAGCTTATTGTCAACTCCTTTATGTAGTTTTAGGGTGTTTGCGTACACGGTTTTATATCTCCTAATTGAATTGCCGGACATCATCACTATTGTTTCTCTAGGGATGTAAAAATAAACGGATGTTGAATACACGATGTTTGGTCCTTTGTAGTATTTATGACGACCTAAATATAAAAATATTATGGTTAAAACCCATAGATAAATATCCAAGACACATTATATAATGCAAACAGACTTCTTCAAGAATTTAAGCGAAAATCACCCCTTTATCACGGTATGTTCCTATAGTAATCAGGACTATGTTGGAATCATACAAAACAGGGATGATATTGTCACCACTATCTATGATTACGGAGCTATAATACATAGCGAATTGCGTGAAAAATTCTTAGAACTAGGTGATATTTGGTGGTGGGAGAGCAATCGTTTGATACCCATCAATATGTTTCTTAAAGAAGAATGGTCTATTTTTAAACCCTATTTAAGAACGTTTAATAACAAAAGTCTCACTATCATTCACGGCCCAATATGTAGTATGAGCGAATTAGGGCGCAGAAAATCTAAAAGACGTAGCATCACATTAGTCAAACGCTTGTACTAATTTCTTTCTCTAACAAATTCATGTGAACTGCTACTAGCCAAGCATAACCAATTGCATGTGCTTTCTTAAAACTATACCCCTCATCATTCTTTTCCCACACACTTTCCCCGACTTCTTTCCAAGTCTGACCAATCAAATGTTTCTTTGCAGGACGAATAATCGCTAACATCATAGCAAGTCTAGGAATACTGTCAACGGGTTCAGGCATCTTTAACATGCTGTTGTAATGATTGCTTAAGTGAACCAACTTACTTACAAACTCAGCATTGCGTAATAGCTTCCAATTAGGATCTACCATTAAGTCAATCAGTTCCATCTCAGTTTGAATTTGGTTGTATACGTGAACATTCAACAAGTCTAACTTAAGATAACCGCGGTCTTCTGCATCAGCATAATCAATATTAGCCATGTCATTAATTGCATCGTAGGGCACTTCAGTAACATGGACACCTGTGTTATGTTTACGCATTGGATTGACTTTACGCATTGCCGCAGGAGTGTGCTTGATATGTTCTAATATCTTGCTACGGTCACCAAAGTCAATGTCAATATCAAAGTTCAAAAATAACTCCCCGGTCCGTGACTATATCTTACTGTTGACACTTCAAAGCCGAATTCTTTTGCAAACTTTTCAGCATCTACTAATTCAGTAAATCTAAATTGCAAATATTGATAGTTTCCCTCACTTCTACCATTTTGGGTGAACTCTCTGCTAGTGGGCCATACTAAGCTTCCAGTGCCGTTTGTGTCAAAATACACTCTAGTCGGGTGAGAGGGGTTCCACATCCAATCATTCCATTCATCATAATCCTTACTGAGTACATAATTTACACAGTAATAGTCAGTGTACTTTTTTAATTTTGGTTTTTTTGGTTTCAGTTTTTCTGCTTCAATTGCGGCTGCAACCTTTTCTCTAATCTCAGCTAATTTGCTCATCTTGGTTGTACCAATCCAGCTTTCATTAATTTCATATATCCTTGTTGCACAACAATAGCTTGTCGTTCAGCATCTTCTACTGCTTTGTGAGTGGTCACATGTCCACCGTCTTTAAGACTAACACCTGTAATATCAAACAAAGTACGTGTATCTCTGACGTTATAGTAGGGCCAAGGTGATAGTTGACCATGTTGTCGCCAAGCATGTTCCATTACAACAATGTCAAATGATGCGCCATGACTCCATGGTTTGCCGTGATTCCAACAAAACTTATATAACTTTTCCATACAGTCTTTGAATGATACTCTATCACGATCACCTAGTGCTTCTTCTTGTGCAGCCTCACTTTGTGTACCCCACCAGCGTAGTGTATCTTCATTGATGGTACGGTTATATGTTTCTGTTTGATCCTCAATAGTAGGACGTAGTTCAATCTTGTCTAATATACCATTACCTCTTGGATCAAACAATACTGCACCAATAGTTAAAATAACACAATCAGGTGTTGTATTCAAACTCTCAATGTCAATCATAATATCTGCCATGTTACCACCTTAATTCTTTCAGTAAACTTTTAACTTCAACAACTTTTTCTACATCTTTAGAAAACTTCATTGCCCACTTAACTGGATTGATATACTCATACACAATCTTGATTTGGTCTGGTGTCAATTCATCTAACAGTTTAACACCACTTTCACTTTGATACAAGACCCATGGGCTAATCTTACCCGTTGTAATTGCATACAATATCTTGTTACGATTACCATACCGCAATACATCATTTGGTTCAATACTTTGTGTTGTAGACATTTCCAAACATGTTTCTGCACTACGATGTACTGCATCTAATGGATCTTCCTTAGCCAAATATTCAATCAAAAACTTATTGTAATTTGTATCTGTTGCCCATGTATCAATCTTAATGTTTTCTTTCAACAAATAATCAACATATCTAGGAACATTGATAGCATTCACTTCAACACAATAGTTACCAAACTTAGCAAACGCTGTATAGTATGCGCTTTTGATGTAGTCCTCATACAATCTTGGCTTTTTGCTTGTGCTATGTCGTGTATAGAATTGCAACCAGCTTTGAAATCCTATACGATTACCATGCTTATCACGTTCTAACCAACGATGCTTGTATTCACAGATATGCTTAAGCAACGTAGTCTCCTTAATGAAACTACGTTTGCAAAACTCGCAACTGTTTGCAGGATCAGTTGCCGTTGTCTTTTTCGTACTGTTCGATATCTTCATCTGTCACAATCTGCGATAATGTTTCAATGTCCTCAATCTTTAGTTGAGGGAATTTCTTTGCTAGATATACCTTTGTCTTTTGTGTGTCAACAAATACGCCTGCTAATGCTTTGCGGTCATCATCACTTGACTTAGGATAAATCTTAGCGTAATAATCTGATACGTCTTTTGCTTTAGGTACTTCTTTTAACTGTGATACTTTGTTTGATAGATGGGGTATCCACTGATGAAACTGCTTACCCATGCCAGGACTAATTGTACATAACATCAACCATTGCAGTTTAGGATGATTAGATATTGTACCATCTAGCATGTGCTTGTTTGCGTTCAGATTAGTGCTTTGCAAATAATAACTTTGCAACATACCATTGCCCTTGATTGCACTCATCCAGTGAGTCATCATATAGGGTGTGAACTTTTTCTTTTGTTCAGGAGTAAGTCTATCGTAATAGCCATAGTCTTTCTTGTCTAAAGCAGTCATTGCTTCAAACAAATCAAAGTCTATACTATCAAACTTTTCATCTGCTGGAGTTGACTTCTTTGTTGCCATTAGAATGCCTGACTATAATCTACGATTTCACAATTACGACTAACTTCTTTTACAAAATAAACACAGCGTGGTTTATGTCCATCTTCAATTGGAATACAAAGAAACTGTCCGTTCTTTAATCTAGGGGCATACCAAGTAACGTCATGGTAAATGTCAAGTATCTCAATATCTAAGAAGCTTGGCTTAAAACTTGTCAATGGATTGAATTCAAATACTTTGAATCCTCTGTCATTGATACTTGTCAGTGGAAGTGTTTCTAAGTCACCTAGTTCAGGTTCACCAATCAATATCTGCCAATCAACGGGCATTTTAATTGTAGTATCACCAATGCGTAATACCAATGCGGCGCTATTAAACGATTCTAAAAAGATTAGCGGGATATAATGATAATCAACGTTAGAAGGATTACTATTATCAAGTATTGCGAACCGTAAATCATCTATTTCCTCTGGTAATGTTTCTAGATTGTATGTATCGTTGTCAAGTGTTAGAATTTTCATAGTAATATTATATCATCCTCTCACTTGTATGTCAACTTTTCTATAGCAAAAGGGTAATTAGCCTCTTTATAGA